GAACTTGTTTTGTATCCACGCAGCTGTACTTGATGCCGCTTTGGTTACTATGGTCTCATTTTGGGCTATAAAAGCATCATACAACTGTTCGGCTATGGCCTGTACTGTCGCATAGGCATTCATAAACACTTGCGTTATACCCCTGCGGCTCCATTGTGTAGGGTCAATAGTTATACCAACTGCTGCGGCTGCCGTTACATATGCAGCCGTTATCGTGATTTGTATGGTAGATATAGTACGTGCCATTATTCAAATTCATCTGTAAATTCTGTATCAAATATGCCTTCTGTTTCAATGATAGCATCCACTTCAAGCGTAGTTGGCGGGTCTTTGGTAATTGTATCACCACTATCAGGGTCAAGCGTACTGCCTTTGGTATCAACGAACGTGCAGTTCATCTCTATTTTATGGTGATAAACGTCTGTATGGTTAAAATCCTGTTCCTCACTTACGCTTGATAATACCCCGCAAAATGAAGGATAGAAGTTTTTACCAAGATTTTGCATCAGCAAATCACGATATATAAACACTTCTAAGTTTTGGTTCATATTGCCATCCATTGCGTCAAGCTGCATATCCACCAAATGAAACCTAATTTTAAGGTCGCAAGTATTCACGCCCATATTTAGTTGGTTCCAATCCATTGGCATAAACTCCACAAAGCAAGCTGGGGTATTAAATATTACTCCGCCACTCATCCTATGCGCTTCAATGGCTTTTTCTACATGGTTATTCCAAACGGCTACATATTGGAATAGCTTTGTTAAATCAGGTTTGGTAACAGCATTACTATCCCACGAATAGGGAATAGCACTCACTTTCGTAAGTACGCTGTTTATTGCTGATATTAACGGGCTACTCGCCATACTTTACCTGTTTCTTCTTTAAGTATTTCTAATTGCTGTTTTGTTAACTCTGCCGTTTGTATCATGAATGGTCGGGCAGGTATTCTGTCCGTACCTTCATTTTGTATGGCGGCATATGGTATATTCACTTCCAGTACAGCCCTATTGGTTGTAATGGTCGGCGTCATTGTTCTTACTGCCGTATTTAGTTTGTTGCTATCGGTAAGTATCGCCTGCGCCCTTCTAAATGGGCTACTACTTAAATAAGTAGGTGTTCCAAACACTCTACGCTGTACTTCCTTCCATCTCGCCTCGCCCTCTAACCCTTCATTTTGGAATGCGGCAAAGAAATATTTACGAGCATCTTCGGCAATGATGCGTAATGCCTGCCTTTTTACAGCAGGTAGCATCTTATCTACTTTATCAAAGCCGAATTTGCTCATTATTTTTTACCTGGTCGTTCTTTGCTTTGTTCCTTAAATGGTTTCTTGCTTTTTATAGCGTCTTTGGGTTCTTTTACGGGGCTGGGTGTTCCTGTTGGCTCTGTCGGTTCTTCTATCACACTTAGGTATTGTGCTGGTATGCCCGTTACTTGTGCAATATATTCGGGTGCCACACGTATCTGGGCTTGCGCAAGTGTCATTACTTGGGTTGCAAACTTTTGGTTCGTGTCGTTCTTCTCATCTTGTATGGCTCTTTCTTCAGCATCATTCAAGAATTTAAATGATAACCCTTCAGGTATCATAATACCCAACCTGCGCAATTTTGGTATTACCTGTTCGTTTACGATCGGTTCAACAAATGCACCGTCTTTAGTTTGTTTATCTCTTAATGCTTTAGCTACGGGGCTTGCGGCGGCTGTATCGTTGGTATTACCGCCTGATGTTTGTGTTTGTGTGCTTCCAAGTTTGCCCGGCACACTATCTATCGCATCAGCATGACCCAACCAAAACTTAGATATTTTAGCTTCAAGTCTGTGTTCAATATCGTTATATGATTTATAGCCATTGCCTTTTGCACCATCAGACATAAATTCTAATTCATCCATCAGGTCAAGGATAATCCAACCCGCGCTACCCATATTATTCAAAGAATCTTCAAGGGATTTCAATTCCGCTTCGTCGGTCTTTGATGTTTTCAGCTTTCTATATGGCTGGGCAAACATTTCAATAAAGCTGGTATTGAACGCCAGATTATTCTTTAAGAATATCTCTGTTTTAGCCACGTTATAAAGCAGCCCATAACCACAATTAGAAATACCATTAGTAGGTAGTGTTGGAACCCATATATGCCAATCCCTGTACGGTGAATCCAAGAAGTTAAAACCGAATGGGTTTACTTCAAATGGCGTTACTTCGTGCGTATCGGGTCGTATATTCCATCTGCGTATAATAGATGGGTTTACAGGAATATTGTTACGTATATCTCCAATAGAAATAAGGTTATATCCGTAAGTTTGTGCATCAAGTATATAGTTCAGTACATTATGTGTGAACCATGTTTTTTTAAAATAGTCTGTCCACGTTTTATCTTTTTCACCGTTGGCATTCTGTAATTCAAAATCTCTTAATAATGTTAGGTCTTTGCGCCTTTCTATGCAGGCTGATAAGTGTTCGTTTAATACTGATTGTTCATAGAGTTTTTGCATCTCAACCCTGAACGGCCAGAAAGGGTCTTCCGCTTGCGTAATTGCAGCCTGCCAGTCGTCTAAACCCTTCTTGGTTCGTGCAAGGCCTGAAGGGAATATAACATTCCCTAAGTTCTTGTTTGTGCTTTTACTTCCACCCGCACTCGTATCGCCTATTCTTTTAGAATGTGCAGTACCCATTGATACGGGAAAGAAGTTTTTTACTCTATCTAAAAATGACATTAGTACTGATTAGGTTCTTTAATATTACCGCCATACCTCACACGCCTGCCGCTTTTAGGTTGCAATAGTGGTATATCTACTACCATCTCACCCTTAGCCATTTCATTTATAAAATACAAAGCCTCTTTGCGTTTTTCATCCCATACTTTAGGTATGTTCATAGGCGCAATAAGCGGGGCTAATTCTGCAATAGCTAATTGAACGATATAGATTTTAAGTTGCTGGTTTCTGTTATCCCCCTTTACCCATTTGGTTGTATCTGTGGGTAGTGTGTCCGCGGCTATGGTATATGCTGTGCCTGCATCCCAATATTGATAAGTACTGTTATTGATACTATCAGGGAATACATTTACATTAGGCACGTTGCTATATACATAGTATTGCTTCAGGTCGGTAGGTGCAATATTGCAGGTTGCCGTTATACAGGTATATACTTTGTTTTTCCAAAATACTTTATCACCTACATTATACCCATAAGTGCCATAATCAAGCCCACTCAAATAATTGAACATCGGGGCATTTGGTGATGATAATGTTGGTTGATACGTGCAGGTAGATGGATAAGCCGCAAAATAGATCGTGTATTGCGCACCAAGTGTAGCCCATTTGCCTATCGTAAATGTCGCATCACTATTAGCGGTAGTACATATATAGCCTATCCCCTGATAAATAACGCAAGCCTTTAGCGCATATGATGTAGATGCCACCCAAACAGGGTAATCAATAATCACCCTATCTCTTGCATTATATACTTTAGTCGGGTCGTATGGTAAAGTGTCGGTAAACTCTAAATTAATATCATACTTCTGTCGTAACTTACCTTTAATTACGTCAATAGCAAATGCTTCAGCGTCAACACGCTTAGCATCTGCATTTTGTGTTAATTGATTCAGATATTGAGTCTGAATGTAACTCTTGTAATCGTTTAGTACTAAGTACGCCATAGTTTAAAATAAAAATGCTTATCGCACAGCTATAAAGCCACACGATAAGCACTTAAATAAAGTTTTTCCTGCTTGAGCCTGCATCGGGGTAGAGTGCATCTTCACACTCAATTACAAAATTATTGTATTTTGTTGATATTTTACTAAAATTTTGTTTTTTTATTTGGTTTTTAGGAATTTCCTAAACTTTTTTCTGAAAATGAGCTTTGCTTTGGGTAAAATCCAAAAATATGTCTCTGGAGCCATCGTAGTTAAATGCCAAAACCCGCAATCCTCACATTGATATTTTCTAAATTTCTTATCGCTGTGTATTTTGTTAATAGAATCTTGTGCCTGCCAGTCATGCTCAAACACTTTCTTGCCCGTAGCTACACAAACACGCTTCATATCATGAATACCAATTAGTTTTACGTTGCCCCAGTCTTGGCGCGGCACTTCTACCCCCATTTTGATAAACAGCGTAGATATTAGCAAAGGCAGCGGTCAAAAAATACTCATCACTATCCGATGTGTGGCCGTATCTTTCACAATTCACGCCCGTATGCGGGTCTATTTGCTTCTCTTTTAGCTTTGTGCCGTCCACATCCTCTTTCAAATATTGATAATCCTCAATAGTTCGGTAGCAATCGCGCCCTATCCATATTTTTAAACCTTCATAACCACCCGAAAACAGGGCATTCATGAAGTCAATACGGGTCTTTACGTGTGGGGCTTTGGTCATTACACGCAACTGGGGGTTGAATTGCTTTAATTCTGTCCGTATCACCAAATAATCATTATGTCCTTTCTCACTTCTCGTATCTTCATCCATACCATGTGGGTCGCCATAGATATACATACCCATCTTGTGGCCTGCATATTTGGAATTTAGCGCATAGCAAACAGATTTTGATGTATTTCTTGGGCTTTTAAGGCATATTTCAGCTATCTTATAGGCATTGTAATACTTATTACCTATTACATCTGTTCCTTTCTCTACCTGCCATACCCCACACGTCATATATGGGTGTACGTTAAAGTCAAATGTTACATGTAAGGCTAAATCAGGATTGTATTTGTTATCCCTTGTATTGGCTTCGTAGGTAAATGTTTTGTATGCTTCTCCCCCACTTTGTACGGGTTGTGGATTTTGTTGGTAAAGGCTTTCAAATATACCTTTACTCTTAGCCCTTATTCTTTCCAGTCGTTGTAAACTATGTCGTGATGGCCATAAAGCCTCACCTATCTTACGCGGATCTTCGGGATTATTATCATCCTCTTTTATTGCAGGCAACGTTAATATTGTCCATTGCTCTTTATTGTCCTTCTCATCCTCATCTTCACCCTCATTCATGTATTGCAGCAACTTACCGCTAAGGTCGTTTGTGTCCCACCTGGTTTGTATTATCAGTATCTTACTCCCGTTGTGAATACGTGTCTCCGCAACTGACAAATACCATTCCCAATTCCTTAACTGTGTAATGGCTGACTTGGCTTCTTGTTTATCTTTTACGGGGTCATCAATGATTATCGTATCGGCAGCCGTACCCGTAAGGGAACCACCCACGCCCACAGTCTTTAAAAACCCACCATGACCAACCACGTCAAATCTTTCATTATTACGCACATACTTACCACCCCCATTACTACCACTCACAAGTGTAGTGGCCGGGAATAGTTGTTTGTACTCATCACTATCTATATACTTTTGACAATCGCGGTTAAAGGATTCCGCCCATGTAGCAGAATAAGAAGCCAATACTATTTTTTCTTCTGGATTTCTGCCCAACAGATATGCGGGCAGCATACGAGATGTTAGTTCACTCTTACCATGTTGAGGGGGCAAGAAAACCATCAATCTTTTTATCTTACCATTAGCAAAGTCATCAAGATATTTACAAAGTAGTTTATGATGCCAGTTATCAATATAATTCGGCTTTACATACTTAGCAAAAGAAAGCATTTCCTCTTTCGCATTCTGTTTCTTTAATTCATTTACGCTTGGTAGTCCTAACATATCGGGTTAACTGCATCTTCACAGTTATGTTTACTTAAATTAATTTCTTCTCACCATCGCTTTAAACATAGCATCTAAAGCCAACACAACAGGGGTATTGCGCCTCGATATCTCATTGAGTATCCCATTAGCCCGTTTACGGTTCTCCACCGTCATTTGAGGATAAGAATCACGAATACGCCTAAACCTACCATCCCAATTCATCGCCACGTCTTGTATCTGGTCTATCGTCTTACCCGCAAACAAAATTGTATAATCCATTATTCAGTATCTAAAGGTTCAAGTGTTACGGGGTGTTTATCTTTGTATGGGTCATTCAAAAACGCTATTACATTTTTATCGTAATAATTATCAAACTGCACATCGTTTATGTCAATCACCTTATCACCTAAACGTAATGTTATTTTCTCCCACTCTATTGGTTTATCGTACAGGTTCATATTAAACTATTTTATAAAAAGTGATAAAATTATTACGCTTGGGAGAGGGGTAACTGCCTGTAAATCCAGTTCAAAAATACCGCGTTTGACACCCCTCGCCATAATCGCGTAATGCTTGCCAGTAAAGGCTTTCAGTAGGGTAGGGGACTTTGTTAATGCTATATTTAACCCATGTGTATTACTTGCTATATCAACTCTACTTAACATAATAAAGATTATAGGGCAGAATCGTTACTACCCCCCTAACACATTGTTTTTAGTCTCACTTATTATTGTGGCATCTTCTATGGGTCTAATCAATATGCCATTCTCATCGCGCCCCTGTGCTTTGTATGTAAGTCTTATTAGGGTGTTGCGCTCTTCTATGGTTAACCTACTATAATCACATTCACTATCCCCCCTATTATCGTTGTCAGAATCACCTGTTAATGTATTCTTATTAGGATAAGCAAAGTCCATGATTACATTAAAAGCGTAGGTATCACCGTTAGCAATAGCCTTTTTTATCTGTGCTGCTATCATTAGCACTTCAATACTTTCAGGCTCTACTTTCTCGGTTAGGGGGTTAGTGGTGGTTAATTCACCATCTATCATTTGCCGTACTATTGTGGACTTGTTTTTCTTACCGAATGGCCTACCACCTAATCGAGGATGTGCATCGCCTGCTGGGAATCTATATTTCTCACCTTCTTTAGCTATATTCTTATTACTCATATAATGCAATTACAAGCCAATAACACATATTTTCTTTAATATATCAAAGATACGGAATAAGTATGTAAAAATCCAAACTATTTGTATTGCGGGTAAATATGGGTAGATATATGGGTAATGTTGTGCATGTTTTAGTGATATGCACAGGAAATGTGGGATTTGTGGGTGTGTTAGGTGTTGTTTGTCCTAAGCGGGTATTGGCCTGCGGCAGCAAGGAATATCTATTTTTATGCTCGCTCGCTTTGCTCACTCGTTAAAGTTCGTGAATTAATTGGATTTTCCAAATCTTTTGGTATCAAAGGGTTTCAGCCGAAAACATATTATTAATAAGTATAGTAGATTATACCATTTTCTTATTCACACCCATTGCAAAACGTATTATTTGGGGCTTAGGCACTTCATTAGGCTTAGATATTTCAATTCTCCTATGTTTACGCTTCCCTTTAATCATCTTGGAGTGTTGCCAGTTTAAATCGGTTTTTTTGTCGGGTTGCTTTTCGGATTTAGGGCATAAATCTGCATAGTTACCGGTTGTTGCAGCCTTTTTATGCTTATGCTTTTTCTTTTCTTTGTGTAAACTACGCCCTGCATTCAATCCTTTTAAATATCCTAAATGCTTATCTATCCAATGTATTGCACCCTCAAAACCTTGCATCCTTACTAATCTAATGCCATTTGTCTTTGCAAATTTATCCTTTATGCTATCCCTATATTTTACATCATCACTTGTATGAAATGCCTTACCGTCATACTCAATCAATATGTTTTGTTCAGGTAAATAAAAATCATATCGTAATTGTATGCCAGTCTTAGGATTAATACAATCCTGAAACATCACCTCTTGATAAAATAAAGCATTGATAGAATTTAACTTATCTTTTATCATCTTTTCAGCCATAGATGGCTTTTGTTTGGGTATTCTTGTAAACTTCAATGGCATACCAAATAATTTGTATAAAGTTACCAATTAAGAACCATATTACAAAGTATTTAGGTTGTTATTTAAGAACTATTTATATTTGCACAATGGAAATGTCAGTAAGCGAGTATGCTAATAAAAGAAACATCGCACGTACTTATGTATTGCGATGCTTAAAAAATAAAAGATATGAATTACTTAAAGGTGTAAAATCCGCAAGGATGGTAGGCAAAACTTATGTAATTACAATCATCAAAGATTATATATTTTAACGTGGTGGCATTCCATTTATACCCTTCCCGACACAATACACCCGATATTCTACATTTTATACCTAATAAGGTATTACTCAAAACTTATCTTAAAGGCATTTTTAACAGATTTTCGCTTTATCCTACGATCCGGATAGTCTTTACTATTTTCCGACCTCATTAAAAGCCAGTCGGTTTCATTGTCGGGATAAGGCTTATAGATAGCAATACCCTCATTTAAAACGAATAGATAAGGTTGTCCCCAGGCTAAATCTTCCTCTAAAGTTACAGGCGTTACATAAATAGTTTGTTTTGGTCTTATGGCTGGTCTCATGTTATCCCATTCAGGGGCTTGAGTAGCAAGGTAGGCAGTAGTAACAGGCTGTTAGTGCGTTCAT